GAGTGGCGTCAGTTCCATTCGTTCCATTGGTCCCGTTTGTACCATTAGTTCCGTTGGTTCCATTAGTTCCGTTGGTTCCATTTTGGCCATCAACTCCGTCATGACCATCTTGTCCGTCTTGCCCGTCCACTCCATCGTGACCGTCTTGGCCATTAGTCCCATTCGTTCCGTTTTGACCATTGCAAGTCACGAGAGTTTGAACGTTCGCGTCGCTGACGTCCAGAGTCCCAGAATCGTTCGAGTCAAGCCCGATCATCAAGATCGTGCCTCCAGCAGGACACTGGCTCGCACTGGCCACAGCCGTGCTGAACACCATAGAGTGGCCATTAGAACCATTGGTCCCGTCAGCTCCGTTTGACCCAGGAGCGCCAACTTCGCCTTGATCACCCTTGGCACCTTGAGCGCCCGCAGCGCCATCCTTGCCGGGTTTAGGGCACCCACAAGCTGCGAGACTAAGGGCTAGGATCAGACTCAGTACGATTGATTTAATTTTCATTGAAGACCTCATTTGTAGATCCATGTTACCACGGTCTGGTTGGAACTGCAAACTACTTTTCAGGTATAATTTAAATTACTAAGTTAGGTTTGACACATCCTGTGTTTGCGCAATGAAAACAGAGAGTTACTGAAAATGCCAAGAAAACAAGATCCTATCCTCCAAGCGCTGTCTAGGTTTGAGAAGAAGGTTGACTCTCTGGACTCCAGACTTGACTCAGTTGATAAGACCTTGGTGAAGCAAGAAGCCAACTTAGGCGAACACATGCGCCGCACGGAACTTGCCGAAAAGAATATTGAAAAAGTCCAACAAGATTCAAAAGAAGCCGTCACGAAGCTCGAAACAGAGATGGCCCCCGTCAAAAAACACGTAGCTCACGTGGAAGGCTTTCTCAAAGGCATCGGCCTTCTCGCCACCGTAGTCTCATTACTCGCGGGCCTTGCTAAACTCGTGATGCTCATCGTCCACTAAGTTAAGTCCAGTCGCGAATCCGCTCGTCTTGATATAATTAAGTCAAGACTATTTTTCTCTTTGAGGATTTGCCATGATCAAAGCCAAGTTACTAAATCAAGACGCCTCGCTGAACGACTTCATCTACGTTGGGTCAATCGACTTCATTCCGGGTGAAAACGTTACGGTCGCGCTTCAAATTTTCTTATCTGAAAAGGGCATCAGATTCGTCCCTCCGGCTGACGCCACGATGACCCTCACGTTTATCGACTCCGATGGGGCGGATATCGTCAAGACCGCGGCCGTCATCGACGCCGACGATCGTTCCATGTGGAAGGTCGTTCTGACTCAAGAAGAGACTGAAACTCTCGCGGGTCAAAACATTGAAGGCAAATTGGACCTCGAAGGCGATGGAGTCACCATTTACTTCTTCTTGATTCCGAATGCGATCATTCGCAACAACCTCGCTGGAGATTGCTAAGATGGCCGACAAACCAGTCAAGGGCGGCAAGGACGGATTGGTCCTGGATAACTCTTACAATCGTAAGGGTGAGCCTATCATCACCGTAGAGAAGCTGAAGGCGACGTACCTCTTCGGGGTCATCATCAGGAACCGCGAGACGAACGAGAACTTCTCGGACGAAGCGTTTCAGCAATACATTGACAACGCTATTTCGATGCTTGAGCATTATCTCGACATTTCCATCTCGCCAGTCAAAAACTTCGTCGAACACAAAGATTACCGCATCAACGATTACGCTGAGTGGGGATACTTCCAACTCAACAATTATCCAGTCAAGTGCATCCGCAAGATGGAACTCGTGTACTTCCGCGATCAAGATGGCGAGCCCATCGCGGTGCAAACCATACCGAACAACTGGCTCCGCCTCCAAGCTCATGATGGGATCGTGCGGATGATTCCGAATGCGCGATTCCCAGCTTCGCTTCAGATCGCTCAATCGGGTGCATTCTTCCCTGAGCTCCTCCGGTCGCCCATGGTTCCTCACGCTTGGCAATTCACTTATGATTACGGCTTTGATCCTGGTTGCGTTCCGGTACTTCTTAACCAAGCGATCGGAACGATTGCGGCGATCCAATCCCTGATCGTGGGCGGTCACTTGATTCTCGGCGCTGGTATCGCGGCCACGAGCATCAGCTTAGACGGCCTCTCTCAGAGCATCCAGACGACTCAGTCCGCTGAGAACTCTGGATATTCGTCCGTCATCAAGGATTACTCTGATAAACTCTTTGGGAAGACCAAAGACGACCCTTATTCGATCCTGAAGATTCTGAAGGATTACTATAAGGGAACGCAGTTCAACATCATCTAAGGAAAGACGATGAGCTACGAAACGCTGAACGATAAATTGCTCAAAGGTAAAGACGACAAGTTCTTCGTCTCGATCGTTCCCGTTTCTATCGAAGGTGCAGTTCTGATGGGCCGCCGCACGGAAGACGGCATCTGGACTACGCCTGGAGGCGGAGCTGAATCGCATGAATCCCCAGAACAAGCTGCGAAACGCGAGCTCTTCGAAGAAGCTGGTCTCGTCGCGGGTGGCGAGCTAGAGCTCGTCAGTGTGGGCGAAACTCCCCGCGGATACCGCATCTTCTCGTTCCTTTGGAGAATGCCTCGCGGAGCTCACGAAATGGCGACGGCCCGTTTGGATCCCGACAAAGAAGTCAAGACCTGGAAGATGTTCCGTCCACATGAATTTCCGGCTGCGGTGCAATCTGAAGAGAATGCTTCCCGCCTTAAAACCATTCGGGAGGCTCTCATGAAATTTCACAAAGTCAGTAAGGCTGACATTGACGTCTTGTTGCTGACTGACAAGCTCAGCAAAGGCGGACCCGGTTCTGGGATCCAAGGGCATGTTACGGCTCAGAAGCCTTCTCCGCTTCATCCACATGTTGGCGCGGATCCGGCAAAGCCTGTCAACAAGCTTCAAGCGCACCTCACGGCTCTCGAACACGGCGGGGTGATTCCTGGCGTTTCAACCAAGTCGGGTAAGCCGGTCGTGACCAACATGGACCAAGCTAAAGCCCACGGATACTCCGTACAAGATCACGTGGATGCGATGAACGCGCACTACGAACTAGCGCAGAAAACCCAGGCCATGCTTGAGAAATTCAAGATGGCTGGTCACAAAGTTCCAGCTGAAGGCGCTAAGATCGCTCAGTTCCATCAAAAGAAAATGAAGGAACACATGCGCGCTCGGGAATACCTTGAAAACCGCAGTAAGCATACGGCCGAGGCCATCAAAGAAAAGAAGAAGGCCGCAGTCGCTTCAGTCAAGAAATCGATCACTCAAATGGGTGGAGGTCTCGGCGATCGCGACCTCGACATCGGCTCGTTCGCTCAAGCGAATGGTCAAGGCCACGCTGAGTGGATGGAACGGCTTTACTCTGGCATGGCTGGCTTCTCGTTCGGCGATGATCCCCGTGAATTTCAGACCCCAGCTGGAACGCTCCATTTGACCAAGGTTGATGACGGCCTTTACTCTGGATATATGACTCGGAACGAAGAGGGATTGCTCGACAACGCTAAGATCCGCATCGAGCGCATCACGATTCCTGAACTGGTCCAGCTCATGATCGCCAAGGAATGGATCGACAACCACATGTTGGACGACGACCAAGCCGAGTCTGAGCCGGCCCCGGCGCCCGAAGCCCTTGTGGCTCTTAACCAGACTTTACAAGCCCCTGCCCCTTCGGTGGCTGGACCCACGGCAGACCAAAAGATTCAAATCCTTTCTCTGATCGGCCGACTACTGTCTTAAAGTAGTGTGACCGAGCTTTGGTATAATTGGAGAGTAAGATTCTCACTAGCATTTAGGAGCCTGAAATGTCTGATATTAACAACGAGATCGACCAAGTCGCTGAGCAAATGGAAAAGTCCCACAAGACTCCTAAAGAAGCTCTGTTTGACACCATCCGCGAACTCGGTCCAGAAGGCATCCGGGCCAAGTTGCCCACCCTTGAGAAGTCTGAGCAAATCCTCCTTCTCGGCGCTCTTGAAGAAATGGCTAAGGGCGGACCTGGCTCTGGCCAAAAAGGTCATACTACGGCCGAACGCCAAGTTGCTCGGGCTAAAGCCCTGACTCAGAGCAACCTTGAACATGTTGCTCACCAAAAGAAGCTTCAAGCTAAAAAAGACCAAGAGCAGCGTGCCAAGGCTAATGCATTCCAGTCTGATACCGCGGAACGTCTCTCGGCCGCTCGTAAGAAAGAACGCATGGGCAAGGCTGACGATCTCGTTTTGGACCCGAATGCTAACGTAGCTAAAGCCGTCGAGATGGATAAAGACTACGCGGCCAAGTACGTTCAAGGCAAAATCGAAGACACCAAGATTCAAGAAGACAAAGCGGACGACGATCAAGACGAGAAGCTTGTGAAGCCGGAAGCCGCTAAGATGAATCACCAAGGCACCCCCACCGATGGTTGGGAAGGCCAAGTCATCAAAGGCAAAGAAATGTCCAAAGAAAAAGCTAAAGAAAAGCTAATGGACATGGAAGAAAAAGAACACGGCACCAAAGACCCCAAGAAACTGGTCGAAGCCGAGAAGAAGGAACACGCCAAGAAGGACATGGAAAAAGCCCATGTCGGTTTCAAGGCTGTGGAAGAGAAAGCGCGTGAAGAAGGCGCTGAAGATCCTAAAGCTGTTGCGGCTGCGGTCGGTATCAAAAAATACGGTAAAGAAGGCATGGAAGCTAAGGCTCGTGCTGGAAAAATGAAGAAGGGCGAAGAGATGGACGAGAAAATGAAGGATGCCAAGAAGAAAGCCAAAAGTGGCGACAAAGAGAAAATGATGGAAGGCCTCAAGGAAATGAAGAAGGCTCTCGAACTCTCGATGCCTGAAGCTTCCGCGGAACTCATCAAGGGCGAAATGAAGCGCCTCCTTAAAGAAGAAGACCAAGACGGCGACGCTCCTGAAATGAAGGAAGCGATCCGGGCTAAGAAAGAATCCGTTCCAGCTCTTGAGCTCGCGAAAGATTCCAAAGAAGCTCAGAAGAAGGTCGACGACGAGAAACAGGGCATGAAGAAGTCTACGGCTTGGAGCGAAGAAAACGCGCTCCTCAAGGCGATGACTGGCGGCCGTAACCATCATTTCTCGATGGAAGAGTACATCAACGAAGTGCTGAACGCTAAGCCTGAAGCTGAAGAAATTCAGAAGAGCGAGAAAAAAGAAGACCTCAACGACATCATCGCTAAAGGCGGGGATGCTTCTTGGGATCAGATTAACTGCGATCGCCGTGTCAAAGAGAACGTGGCTAAGCAACGCGGTACCCTCGTGAAGTCTTTCGAGACCAACGAAATCGCGGAAGCTCTCGGTCTCAGCCCTGAAGAAGCGAAAAAAATCCTCGGAGAATAAGACCCTTCCCGAGAATTAGTTTAAGGCGGGAAGGGCCACAACCCTTCCCGTTTTAGTTTGAGGATTTATGGATTTAGAAGGCATCAAACAAAAATGGCTGGAGATCGTAAGGGCCGCCAACGAGAAGGGCATCCCGCTTCCGCTCCTCAAGATCGACGGGCGTCCGACGTTCTCGGGCACCCTAACTTTCATCGCATTCAACGTGTGGATCCTGAGCGTCGTTGGTAAAGCGGCAGGCGCGCTGGGCGGCATGAACCCAGATCAGTGCCTCAATATGTTCTTGGCTTGCGCTGGGTTGTACTGGGGCCGTAAGTTCCAGAAGGACGATAAGAAGTCCGACTTAGGCGACAAGATCGAAAAGGCTGAGTAATGAAGGCTTGGAAGAAATCCGCAAAAGCTTTTGAGTGGCACTCTGACTACCAAGTCAAAGGCAAGATGCGCACTATTCAAAATCGTCTGGTTCGCGCCAAATTGAAGGTTGAACTTTTAAAGGAACAAAAAGAAGCTTTTGACGCGATGGTTGAACGCGCTAAGTTTTCAAGGAAGTTGAGTTTCTAATGTCTGAATACGGTCACAATAAAACCACGAAGAAGAAACAGGGCTGGAACGTTCCAGAGCCTAAAGTGCGTCCGGAGACTAATTCTCGCGAACGCATCGATCTCAATCCTGAAGCCTTCGATCGCCTCATTGAGCAAAAGGGGATGATGTGCAAGGTGTACCGCACGACGTATTGTCCTAACGTCAAATCGGTTGACGGAGCTGAACACGAGATCGATTGCACGATTTGCAACGGGTCTGGCTTCATTGACCTAGACCCAATCTGTACGTACGTCTTCATTCAAGCCCAAGAGCTTGATAAGATGCCGAACGTCGAAGGCTTCGTGGACGGGAACACCGTCATGATGACATTCCCGATCGGAGTTGAAGTTCAGTACTTCACCAAGATTGAGCTCCACGATCAACGCCAAGTCTTCCCTCAACGGGTTCTTCGCAAACCGGGATCGCTCGTAGACGTCTTGAAGTACCCGGCTTGCCGAGTGAACGCCCTCATCGGAAAAGACGGTACTCGGTACTTCCAAGGGATCGACTTTGATCTAGACTTCAATGGGTCTGTGAGATGGTTGACTCCGGGCGATCAGCAACTCATCGCCTTCTCGGCGGTTCCCGATTCAGGCACTTTCACCCTGACTTTCGGAGGCCATACTACTACGGCGCTCCAATTCAATGCGACTGCAGCTGATGTCCAAGCCGCGCTTCGGTTGCTGGCGGGTCTCGACACCGTAGTCGTCGCGGGCGATTTTACGGCCGGCTTTAAAGTGACTTACACCGGAGTCGATTCACCTGTGGCTCTCATCACGTCTAGCTCTTCGCTTTTGAATGGCGTTACTGCAGTAATGATTGCCATCACGAATGCGACCCTGAAAGCTCGGAAGCCGAATAACAACAAACCTTATTCGATCCATTACGAGGCTGGGGTTCAGTACCGCGCTCAAATGGCGATTCACGCCAATAGATACACCCAGTTCGCTACGGGCTCTCAAATTCAACACATGAAGATGCCTGAGCAATGGTATTGCACCAAGGAATTCCTTATCAAGCGGAACGATAAGTTCTCAAACCTAGAGATCCAGCAAGGGCCATACGACAATCACTCGATCACGACTGAAGTGGGCGGCACGGAAGCGGGCGATGGGGAACCGACCGAGTAAGCTAAGGCCCGAGCCTCGGTCTCATCAGACGGAATGTCTCGAACCCAGATGAATCGATTCGCGGCCAAGTAAGTTTGGCTCGAATCGTCATCAATCGCTAAGTCGTAGAAGTTTTCCGGTTCCCGGTCCCACTTAGTGGACTTGGTTTCGCCGTAACAAGTGAGGGAGTGCTTGGCGAGGACGTCTTGGACATACCCAAAAGAGTTCGACCAGACAACCACCTCGTGGCCTTGTTCTTGGAATACTCTAAGCATGGCGAGGACTGCAGCGCTTTTGGATCCTTCGAGAGTTCCTTTGACATCAAATGCGATTCGCATGAATACCCTTCGGTTGGATCCTCTTGTTCTTCTAATTCAAGAGCTAACTCGCTAAAGCGTCCCATCATTTCTCCGTGACGCGGACAACCGTTATCCATGAGAGTGGCGCGAAAATTAGGAAAAGCGCGGCCCCGATCAATACGAATACGCTAGCTGCAACCATGAAAATGGATGCCACAACAAAGATGAGCGGATTGTACATTCGCGGAATCGGAGTACCTTTATAACCACCAATTTTAAGTTTCATCAGAACCTCCAGCTTAGAGCTACGGCTCCCGTTCCGACGCCGATCGTAGGCACGATCGCTGGAATGAGGCCCTTTGAGTTACGCACGATTGGGTAGGTCACGGAACGATCCCGGACCACCTTGACGACAGTTCCAGTCACGACCCAGATCTTCTCGCCAGTCACGTTCGTGAGTTGGTGATAAGCGAAATCGGTACTCTTCTTCTCGAAGAGCTCAACGTTCTTGGTGACGCCACTTTGGATGCTCGCAGCCTCAAAGGCCTTCGAGCACGCTGTGTAAGGCGTCCCGACCAACCCAGCGCAAACTTGAGCGATCAAGGTACTAACGAGCATAGTCCTCTTTCTTGGCTCCGCACTGAGGGCAATCAAAGAAGCTGAACCGGAAGCCAGGCGTTTCTTTCCATGCAACGTGGCACTTAGGACACTCCAACTGAGGATTGACGTAAGGTCCACCCCAAACGTAGGCGAGTTCGAACGGACGAACTTCCATTTCATTTGGAATCAGTTTAGGATTTGCAAACTTGATCTTAACGCGCCCGTCTGGGTAGTTCTCCAGAACCGTGGCTCGGTGGGAGCGGGCGTAAAGCACGTCCGTCTCGCGGACGACGTCCGTACAAAGTTCGCTCAAATCGTTTCCGAATGACGAGTAGAAAGCGAACGCGCGTTCTTCCAATTTGCTGTAATCGATGGTGAGTCCTTTAGGAAGTTCCGTTTTACAAATATTCTGAGGTTGCGGAGCTGAGCAAGAGAAGCGACCAACGGAATATAGCCGAGCCACGGCTTCTTCGGTTGTCTCGTTATCGCGCTGATAGTTTCTCTCAAAAATGTATGCAGCACCTAAAACTGGATTTGCACCGATAATTCTGTTACTCATGCACCACTCCGTTGAATCTTGCTGAAGCGGGGATAAAGCCGCCCGTCACTTTGATCCTCACCGTGAACGAACTGATTCCAGATCTCCAGCGGCCTGGTCCAAATTGTACCATACGCTAGGGAGACGTAAACGACCATTAGCTCTTTCGTCTCAGTGTGGTTTGCGACTGAGAGCACAAGGTATTCACCGCCCTTGTAATGGCGGTATGTCTCGTACGGAACCGGAATTGGTTGAGAAATCGTTGTGATTCCAGTCATTTAAGACTAATCTTTCCGCCTACACCTTCTAGGCGGTTTTTCAAAAGATTAGCTTCATATGGCGGAAGTCGCGTTAGGACTTTGCCACTCGATTCGGCCACGTCTTTGGCTTCTTTGAGACCGAGGGCAAATTCGTTACGAAGCTGTTTGATGCACTCAATTAAATTAGCAGTACTGTTACGACCTTCCCAAATCACATCGACCTGTTCGGTTTGCTCGATGGTCATGAGAGCTGCTTCAGCGAATGCTTTTGCAGATTCGAGTTGAGTAGACATCATAGCTTTCTTGAGAAATTCTTTAGTCAGATTCACGAGGTTTCCTTTTGTTAGGCCGCGAAGAAAGTGCGCATCGAGCACTTGCGACTGATTTTGTGACGACGACCAACCAAACCGCGACCCATCAAGAACTTGAGCCAAATCTTATTAAGCGTGTACATACTACGTTCCTCCAGCTTATGATTCTATTTTCTCAAATCGGCCTGAATTTGGGAACTGTGTCTTTTTAGTCGCAGCTGGCCTGGCACTTCCAGGTTGCCGTATAACGCAAGAGGACGGCATCCCAGTGGGTCTTGAATGACTCAAAGCCGTACCCCTGAGGGATGTACCCCAGTTTAGCTTGGGCTTCGCAGGCCTTTTCAGGCGTGATCTCTGAGCTCGATTCGGCTTTGAAATAAACCGCGCCTCGAACCCCATTACCGACCTTTTGAACGATCTTGGCGTTGAACATAGTTTAATTATGTCTGGGTTTGGCGCACTTGCAAACTAAATTTTCATTTCGTAGGTTGTTGAATTGTAAAGACATAAAGACCGCCCTTGGGGCGTGTCGAAATTTTGATAGCCTTCTCCAGTTCTTCCCTAGGCATGAACGGAGGACGACCCTTCTTGCGATTCCAAGTGCGATACCCTTCATCGTTTTTCGCATCGACGAAGACGGCGTGCCCACCCTTGGAAGTATCATAAATGATGATGCACGCCCCGCCGCTCTCGATCAGAGCATCTAGGTCTGATACCGTGAA